GCTTTGTTAGGTAAAGCAGGTGCAGAAATATTTCCAAAACAAGATTATATTAACAAAGGTCAAACAGGAAGTTTTTTAAATTTACCTTATGATGATAAAGACAATACACAAAGATATGCATTAGATGATAATGGCAAAAAACTTTCCTTAGAAGATTTTTATAAATTATATGACGAAAGAGCATTGACTGAAGAACAGTTAATGAATTTATTTAAAGGTCAAAAAGAACCCGATGATTGGGTACAAGCACCTCCTTGTTTAGTTTCAATATTAAAAGAAAAACAACAGCCAGGAGAAATGAGAAACATTGCGTTTATGAATGTAGCTACTTACTTAAAAAAAAGATTTCCAAATGAATGGAAATCTCAACTTCTGGATTACAATAAAAAATATGCGGAGCCACCATTACCAGAAAATGAATTACAAAATACAGTAATGAAGTCTCAAGATAAAAAAGAATATAATTATGAGTGTAAGAAAGAACCATTAAGAAGTTTCTGTAATTCAAAAAAATGTAGAATTCAAAAATTTGGGGTTGGTAATGGTCACATACCAATGATTGTTGAAGAAATACAAATTTATCAAACAGAACCTACTATGTATAAAGTATCTATAGATGGTGAAAGCGTTGATGTAAAAGCAGAAGAATTAAATGATCCTAAGTTATTTGCAAATGCATCATTAAAACAAATTTATAAAACTTTTCCAAGTATGCCAATAAACTTGTGGAGAGAAATGATTCAAGAACATTTAAATAAAAAAGTATTTGTTACTGATATGGCAGAATCTCTTAAAGTAGATGTTATGTTGGAAGAACTATTATTTGATTATTTTAAAAATACACCAGGTCAAGATATAACATCCATTACAATAGGTAATAGATCATTTGTAGACCACGAAAATAAAATTTGTTATTTTAAACAAAAATCATTGGAAGATTATTTAAGTAAAACAAGTTGGAAAAAAAAATGGTTTGAAACTTCACAGATATTAAAAAAATTTTACACATTAAAATCACACAACGGTAAAGTAGGTAATCAAAAATGTAGATACTGGTCCTTACAAAAAGGAACAGGTGAGAACGCAAAAGAATTAATATTTGAAAGCCCAACAAAAGTAACACCAAACAAATTAAAACCAGCACCATATGAAAAATAGAATCATAATACCTGGACCACCAGGAACAGGTAAGACTTATAGATTAATGCAATACATTAAAAAAGAAGTTGAAGAACATAAAACACCACAAGATAAGATACTTTACATATCTTTTAGTAAGGCCGCTGAAAGAGAAGCTAGAAAAAGAATAGCTTATCCTAAAATAAGAATAAGTACATTGCACGCACTTGGAGCACAAGAGTTAGGATTAGATGTTAAGAAACAATTATTAAAAGGTAAGGAATGGAAAAAATTTAAAAATGCAAATCCAATATGTCAGGGTTTAAGTTTTGAAACTTTTGTAGATGATACAGGATTACCAAGATACAAAAACGTACATATGCAATTAATTGAATATTCAAGAGCAAAAAAGATTGGATTAATACAAGCAGCTACTGAATTAAATATTACAGCTGATTTAAACTACACACAAATAATACAGGACCAAGTAGAACAATATAAGAAAGATACTAAGATGATAGAATTTCACGATATGATAAACGATTTCATCAGGAAGGACTTATGTCCACCTGTGGAAGCTGTGTTTCTAGATGAAGCACAAGATCTAAGTCCCTTGCAATGGGATATGTTTTTTTACATAGAAGGGCGTAGCCGTCGCTCTTATATTGCAGGGGACGATGATCAAGCCATATATAATTTTCAAGGAGCTAGTTCAGAAATATTTATAAATTTAGAAGGTACGTTTGATGCACAAATAAAATCACAAAGAGTTCCTAAAAAAGTATTTGAACTATGCTAAAAAAATATTACCAAATATTACAGAAAGATTAGATAAGAATTGGCAACCTAAAGATGAAGAAGGTGAAGTGTTTGAAAATGTTTATCTACAAGACATAGATTTTAGTACAGGAAACTGGATGCTAATTGCTAGAACCAATAAAATGTTACAACCGATTGCAGAAGAAATTTATAATCAAGGTTATAGGTTTGAAGCAAAACATAATGAGATATTACCACCAGAACCTTTGAATGCTTACAGAGTTTGGCAAAGATTAAATCAAGGTGCATACATAGATAAATATGATGCTAAAGATTTGTATAGTTGTTTAAGTTATAAACTAGGTCACGTTGAATATGGATTCTCATCAGGTAAGAGTCTAGATAGTATTGATAGTGTCGATATTGATACACTTAGAATGGAACACGGGTTGCGAGTGACGGGGAGCTGGGAGCAATTTAATATATCACAACACATTAAAGATTATATGAAAGTATTACTGAATTCAGGTGATGATCTAATGAGCAAACCTAGAATAAAAATATCTACAATACATCGTGTAAAAGGAGAAGAAGCAGACAATGTTGTTTTGTTTTTAGATTTAAATAGAGTTATCTATAAAGCATCACAGTTTAATGCGGATCCAGAACACAGAACGTTTTTTGTAGGTGTAACAAGAGCAAAACATAACTTATTCTTGATGCAACCAACATCAGAATATCAATACAACATAGGAGGACCAATATAATGACAACAAAAGATATGTTTGAAAAAGCATTTCCACAAGATAAACAGATAGGAGGAAGTCACTATAAATCGTTTCACATTCAGCCTTATGAATTTATATCTAAAAATAATCTTAGCTTCTTTCAAGGGAATGTTGTGAAGTACGTTTGTAGGTACCAGAATAAAAATGGAATAGAAGATTTAGAAAAAATAATTCACTATTGCGAATTAGAGATAAAAAAGATAAAAGATATGAAAAGGAAGAAATGATAAATATTAAAGCTTGGATTGATTTATGTTTTTTAACACTGGCAACATTTGCATATTTTTTAGCATTTGAAAGATTTATTTGGAGCATACTATAATGTTTGAAGCATCTACAGAATGGTCAGCACCAGAAAATTATCCTGATTTAAAAGGATATAAATATATTGCAATTGACTTAGAAACTAAAGATCCAAATTTAAAAACAAGAGGATCAGGAGCCATACAAGGTATGGGTGAGATAGTTGGTTTTGCTATAGCAGTAGATGGTTGGTCTGGCTATTATCCAATAGCACACGAAGGTGGTGGTAATATGGATAGACAAAAAGTTTTAAAATGGATTAAAGAAGTTTTAGAAACACCTGCTACAAAAATATTTCATAACGCAATGTATGACGTATGTTGGTTAAAAGCATACGGATTTAAAATTAATGGAATGATTGTTGATACAATGGTTATGGCATCATTGATTGATGAAAATAGATTTTCATTTACGTTAAACAGTATTTCATTTGAATATTTAAGAGAAGTTAAAGATGAAAAAGCTTTAAAAGAAGCAGCAGAATCTTTTGGTTTAGATGCTAAAGCAGAAATGTATAAACTACCTGCAATGTATGTAGGTAATTATGCAGAAAAAGATGCTGAATTAACTTTAGAATTATTTAAAACATTATCTAGAGAAATTAAAAAACAAAATTTAGAAAACATTTATCAACTAGAAACTGAATTATTTCCTTGTTTAATTGAAATGAAATTTAAAGGCGTTCGAGTAGATGTTGAAAAAGCTCATAAACTAAAGCAACAATTGAATACAGAAGAAAAACAGTTGCTGCTAGAAGTAAAAAAACATACAGGAGAAGAAGTTGAAATATGGGCAGCACGAAGTATTGCCAAAGTGTTTGACAAACTTGCTTTACCTTACGAACTAACTTCGAAATCCAAGTTACCTTCATTTACAAAAAATTTCCTTTCAGAACACCCACATCCTACAATTAAATTAATAGCAAAGGCAAGAGAAATTAATAAGGCACATACTACGTTTATTGATACAATTTTAAAACATCAATACAAAGGTAGAATACACGCTGATATTAACCCTATTAGATCAGATCAAGGTGGTACTGTAACAGGTAGATTTAGCTATTCTAACCCAAATTTACAACAAATTCCTGCAAGAAATAAGGATTTAGGACCAATGATTAGATCATTATTCATACCTGAAGTCAATCACAAATGGGGTTGTTTTGACTATTCACAACAAGAACCTAGATTAGTTGTGCATTATGCAGCAGCTACTGAACCAATTTGTTTTGATGATTCGGTAATCAATATTGTAGAAAAATTTAAAAATGATTCTGTAGACTTTCATCAAACAGTTGCAGATATGGCTGACATATCTAGAACACAAGCTAAAACAATTAACTTAGGTTTGTTTTATGGTATGGGTAAAAATAAATTACAAGCTGAATTAGGTTTAAGTAAAGTTGATGCAGATAATCTATTTAATAAATATCACGAGAATGTTCCTTTTGTAAAAGATTTAATGAATAGAACTTCTAATCACGCACAAGCATCTGGATCTATTGGAACTTTATTAGGTCGTAAATGTAGATTTGATAAATGGGAACCAAACACTTTTGGTATGCATACACCTATGTCTTATGAAGAAGCTGAAAGAACATATGGTCGTGGAAGAATTAAAAGAGCATTTACATACAAAGCTTTAAATAAATTAATACAAGGATCAGCAGCTGATATGACTAAAAAAGCTATGTTAGATTTATATAAAGAAGGCATTATACCACACATTCAAATACACGATGAATTAGATATTTCCATAGAATCAGAAGAACAAGCTAAAAAAATTATTGAGATTATGGAAAATGCTGTTACACTAGCCGTCCCTAACAAAGTAGATTTTGAATCAGGAGATACTTGGGGAGACATACACTAATGTACAATGGCTTATTTAAATGCGAACACACCACCAATATATTGTCAAATTCGTCGTGAGTATTTGTACGACCTTAAAAAACATCACGGAGAAGTGCAAG